TTACATCTTTAGTATTAGAACTACCGTTTTTCTTACTTATTGTAACATTGATTTTTGAAGTTTTATCAAAACCAAAATTAGTGCCTGAACCTTGCCAGTATGGTACAGTTTCAGCGGTAGGAAGTTTTACAAGTTCATTATGTGAAATGTCGCTTTCAAGATATGTTTTTGTTGACTGTGCATAGTCAGACAACAACACAAGATGTAACATATCTTTTGGCGTAAATCTCTCTTTTCCGCCCTGATTAAACAGTGTAGACATTGTACCCAGTCTGTCGGCATAGAGTGCTATCTGCATACTTGCATACTTCAGGAAGTCCGTGTCAGTAAGTGCCTTACTTGCGGTCAATGCGGTTGCACCTGATAAACCTTTAAGGGTGTTATAGTTTTTAAGAAGGTTTACTGCTCTAACGCCTGTTGTGTCGCCGTCAACTGTCTGTGCTATCATATTGTTGATAGTTCGCATTATAAGTGCGTCGGTTTTAACAGTCATTGACTTCTCAACCGCATTATAAAGCATTGAAATAAATGCGTTCAATTCACTTGCTGAATTAAAACTTTCTTTTACCTGTTTTTCTGTAAATGAAAGCGGTACTTCAAAAGTTACCTTAGAATTGTAGAACTTTGCTGATACGGTAGGTTTATAGAACACGTTAGGGTCATAACTTGTACCGTTTACAAGTTCCCAACTTTCGTTTTCTGTTGCTGACGGCAAGTCCGCACTAATTTTCTGAAGTACCGAGCCGAATTCCCAAGCGTCCATTAAAACGCTAGGAACTTTACCTGAATACTTGCGGTTTACAAAAACAGTTTTTCCTACACGGTTTACCAACGTTTTAACATAGTTATCTACATCGGTATTGGAAAAAAGTTCTTTTCCCATATCTACGACATTGCTTAAATCTTCCTTGAGAATGTCGCTTTTACCCAAAATCTCACCTGTTACACTGTTTATAAGTGTGTATATCTGTTTTACTTCCATTGTAAAACCCCCCTTTTAATTAAAAATGTTTATCAGGGTAAAAATAATATTTCCCCCGATAGTCAAACCATAGAATAGAAAATCTATCCAATTTATTTTACCGTCTTTGTTGTAATCCTGTATTACTTCCATAATACACCCCCATTAAGCAATCGCCGTGCCTGTAAGCAATGCACCACCGATAGCAACCACCGTTGAAACATCACCACCATTGCCGATAAAGGAAATAATAGCATTTCCAATGAAAATAACAATGTTGATGACTGTAACAATGAGTTTTTTTGTTTCTGCCTTCATTTTATATCCCCCATTTAGTTAGTATTTGATAACTTAAATATAAACCCTGTTCACTTTATTGTCAATAAATTGACAGGCAAACAGTATCTCTAATATCAGTCAAAAGCATTAAAAGAAAATCATTATATTTTGCAAAATCAATAACTTTTTGCGCATTTTCTGCTTTTAGTAAACCATTGCTTTTCATAAATGTTTCATTGACTTCAGTTTTTGTTGTGTTGTCTGTACTTCCTGAAAACCCTGTTTTACCGCTATCGCTAGGAGTATTACTATCAAAAGCATAAACTTGATTAGTAGTAGTATTTGCGTTTTGTGTGTTATTTGTTCCTGTCTGACTTGACATATGGGTTTCTGTCAGTGGATTTTCTATATCGTCTAGCAGTCCATTAGCGATTGTTTCTTTTATTTTTTTCCACTGTTCATAGAACATAATATCACAAGTTTTTACAAGTCTAGTTACGCAAGGCAATGCGCCTGAAGTATTATAAATATTTTCATACTTTTCCATAATTAAACTATCGCCGTAAACATCAACAAGTAAATTGTCTAGGTCTGTGGTTTCACTTTCTGACAGTTCGCCAAAAAGATTATTAAAATGCGTTATATTAAGGATTTTATAGGTAGTAAAAAAACCCTGACTTTCTGTAACTTCAGATAATTTCATTATTTACCCCCTTTATCAGTACTAGTTTCTGTGTCAGGTCCTGTAGTAGTTTCTGTGTCAGGTCCTGTAGTAGTTTCTGTGTCAGGTCCTGTATCAGTTTCTGTGTCAGGTCCTGTACTAGTTTCTGTGTCAGTTTCTGTATCTTGCGTTTCTGTCGCCTTATCAACTTCTTCTTTCTGCATTTTCCAAACACTAGATAAATCAACTTCAATATTTAAGCCGTATTTTTTGTTTATCAGGTCCATAGCGTTTCTGCGTTCTTCTAGCATATTATCAGCAAGCGGAATTAGAATAGATGTATTTAATTCTACTTCATTTACTGTAAGCCGTTCTCTTTTCATATTAAAATTAGCGTCTAGTCCGATTTCATTGAACGCACTTGCTTTTAGATACTGATTTAATTCAATAAACTGTTGAATACAATTCGCCTGACTTGAAACGTTGTGGACCTTTACACCGTCTAGGAACTGATTTTCGCCGATAACAGATAGTTCGCCGTCAACAAGTTTCTTGATGAATAAGTCTGCATTTTGTCTAGTCTTGTCATCATTCGCACTAATGAAAAATTGCGTTCTAAGGTTATTTGTGAGCATATTTATTGACAATTCACAATCACCACATAAAACACCGTATTTTTCTAGCAATGGAATTAAGCCTTTCATTTTACTGTCGTTTCTGATTAGGACGCAATCATCATTGATAGTATATTCTTTATTAAGTTTTAGATATGGATTAGATACAATGCATTTTGTATATTCATAATACTCATTCAGTTCACCACCTAAACCACCTGTAAATACATAGAACTTGTCATTTTCTTTAGTGAAAATACAATAACCGTTTTCTAACAAAAATCGCTCTAATACTCTTTTTGTTATGCCGTCAGGAAGATTTTTATAGACAAACATCTGATTGCATTTAATCAGCATATTGTCAATAAAATCATTCAGCGCAATGTCTTTTGAATAAATAAGGTTTCTAGCGTGATTATATTCTACGTCTTTTCTTTTCATAAGTTACCCCCATATAACTAATATATTTTATAAAATTATTTTACGCAAGACAACAAATAGTTATGCATTATTTCCCCGATGTCGTTCGATTGATAGAAAACCCTGTTACAACTAAATAAACCCTTAATCTTACTATCAATTTTATCTAATGGGTTTAAGAATGATTTTCTTAAATACATTGACGGCGTATAGTCTAAACAATAAATTAAACTATTTTCTTTTAGTTCTGTCGTCTGTGGTCTTACAAAAATAAAAATATCACCGTCTTTTTGTATGACATCGCAACCAAGTTTTTTAGTTCCAAAAATAACATAGAACGTAAATAATATGTCATCGGATTTAATCTTGTATCCTGTAGGTAAATGTGGATAAATTGCAAGTTCCCATTTTCCCGATGTAATCATATTTAATCTAGGATTATCGAACGCAAAATATTTATTACTCTTTTTGCCTGTTTTAGTTTCTGAACAATATTCAACGGCGATTTTCAGGTTATTTCCAAAAGAATAAACATCTATAGAACCCTGTGCCATTGTTGAAATATTCGTCAATCCCATTTCGTCAAAATAAGGGCAATATTTGTTTACTGTATTACCTAACATAAATATTTTAATGTTTTCTCTATCACGTATGATAGTAGATAAAACGTTCATAAAAATAACAAACTCATCAGGAAGATAATATCGCCGTGTCAAAAACTCATCAAACACAATATTTTTTACAGTAGGATAACTTGTTGATTTATCGTGTTCTACATCAGACAGGCTAAAAGCATAACAGAACGGTTGCTTATCTGCTTTCATTCTTTTACTTTCAGTGTCATATTTTGCTAAATGCCAAGCACCACGACTATAAATAATTGTTTCGTATTCATTATCGGTTAGTTTTCTTACTACATCATTTTCAACTAAACTATTGAAAACAGTATCGGCTCTTTTACCCTGTATATCATCTTTCCAACGTCTTATATAAGCACCTGAATTATTATTTTTTACGTAATCGGTAAGGATATATTCTAAAACGCTATAAGTTTTACCGTTCGACCGCTCGCCGATTATAATGTTATAATCTGCATTTTCTGCTAAAATCTTTTTCAAACTGTAGTACTGTTTTTTCATTTTTTTACTCCCATTAAAAATTGTTCTGTTTCAACCTGTATCGGTGTTGGCGGAATGTTACCACCCTTTGGCTTAAATAATTCTACCCATTTTGTAAGAAGTTCTGTTGCTTTGGTTAGTCGTTCATTCGCCTTGTTATAGCCTAATTCTGCAAAATCAACTAAGGCTCTTGAAATCCCACTTTGTTTGAACTCATCGTTAGGAAATACATTTTTTACCCATTCTTCTGCTTTTTTCTCAAACATAGTTTTCCCCCTTAATTTTTAGCACCTGAAAAATATTTTATTTTGTCTACTATTTCAGTATCATAATACTTTAGCAGTAGATATTCTAAACTATAATTATTATCAGGGTCAAACTTTTTATGCACCTGATAATCAAAATCAAAAATATCTATTATGGGTCTATTAAAAGCGATAGACAACAAACTATCAATTTTTACCCGATAACCTAACTTTATAAAAAATTGTACTACTTCCATAATATCTCCATTATTTTATCAATTTTTGCACACCCATAAAATACTTAATATACATATCTGATAGCGACAATAAATAGTCTGTCTTTTCAAGATGTATAAAACTCTTTTCGTGATAGTATGCCTGATTACCTAAGTAATCGGTTATTATGTTTTCAATCTCTCTATCAATGTAAGTATGTGTCATTTTACCTGTATGCTCACAATCTACAAACATACCGTCATTAAAAAATAAAAACGGTTTTTGCTGATTTTCAATAAACTCTTTACCTGATTTTTTAGACAGTCCGCAAACTGTGATAGATATTTTATCATCTTTTCTATAAATATATCTTTTTGCACCTAATGTCTTGAAGTCTGTATAGAACCCGTCAAAATCCCATATACCTAACGTTTTAATATCCCCCTTTATTGTTTTTGGTGATATATAATCTAGCGGTATATTGTGATATTTCAGGCACTTTTCCAACTTCTGAACTATCCATTCATTATATTTTTCAAAATAATTCTTGTGTTTGTCGGCATTAAATATTTTTATACTGTCAGTATCTGAATAGATGTAATCATCTTTACATTCTTTTATACCTGTATAAAGGTTGTTTCTTGCGTAAGCAGTACACCATACCCCCCAATGATAGAATAAAAATCGGTTTTTATCTGTGTTATAGTTTTTCAATTCTTCGTCCAGGTTACCGTTTTCAGTAGTCCATTCAGCACCATTAAAATTGACTGTATCGTGTACAATAGAAGTTACGCACATACCGTAAAGACTGTTTAATAATTCTTTGCTATGTAGATATTCTACTTCCTTACCGTCTACACCCTTTAATTCAGTTTTAGACTTGTACAGATGTAAAATCGTTTTTATAAACTCTTTAGGTAAATAGTCTTTTTTATAGATGTAACATAAACCAATTTTCATACTGTCCCATTTATAAAAATCTTTGATATTGAGAAAATCAATATCAGTACAAGTAATTGTCAGGGTTTCAGCCTGAACGATACGACCGTTATTTATTAAGGGATTTTTCACATTACGGCATTTAGAATATGAAATTATCTGTTCATACATAAAAGATGTTTTAATGTTAGTAAACTGTAAATCAACTAATACACAATAATTCTTTATTAAGTTTAGTAGTTCAGTTTCCGTAGTTATATACACTTCCTTTCCCTTACTCATCGGGTATTTTTCGCTTATCAATACAGTAGGATAACTGGAAGTAAAATCGTATGAAGTAACATTTTGGCATATTTTATTTGTGTACATCGCATTACAGTGAGTAAAACCACCCATAAAAGCATTTTTAAGTAGCATATATTCAGGCTTTTCGATAGTCAGTTCCTTGATAAAATATTGATATTCTTTATTTTGAAAACATTGTTTTCTGACATACCGCCTGACTTTCCCTGTCTGTGTCAGCGGTATTTTCTCAATGTTTCCAAACTCGTTTATTTGTTCGTCAATATAAGAAGTAACAATCAAAACATCATTTTCACAATATTTTAATTCTTCTTTAGATATTGGAGTTTTTGAATTGCGTATCAGGTTATAGTCCAAATCGCCGACCATTTTTTTAATGTTATGCGATTTAAGATTATTTGCCAGTACTTCCAAACTATAACCTGATAGACGATAACTACACTTAAAAATAAAATGAGTGTCCGTTGTTGCTTTTATAGGTTTTCGTTCACTATCTGCAAAAATATCAATCCAATTAAACCATTTACAAATGAACTGGAACTCATAACTTAAATTGTGTACATATACGACTATGTAACGTTCTTTTAAGTTTAGGA